AAAATTCTTTTGCTTTGTTTTTATAAATTTTACTATTTCCATTAGAAAATGTTAAAATTTATTGCGTTTTTTGAAACCATAGTATTTTTCGCATGAAAATAAATAATCGATTAAATATATAGAATACGTAATATTCTATATCTTTAAAATTTATTAGAACTCTGAGAGAGGTGTTATAATACGATTCTCAGACAAATCAAATCCATTTGTATTAAAGTACTTATGAACACCAATTAATTAATTTTAAAGGGTCTTATATAATTATTATTATAATAGATTCTTAGTTGAAGCATCGTAGGGTATTACAAGTTCAATTAAGTTTGATATGCACCCGCTACGACATAATATTAGGATGGCTTTGAGTGTGTCCAATATTATCGCTAGGAACGAGTTATATTAATATTATATAAGATACCTGTGGTTTACATAACAAAACGTTATGATTCAAATTCTAATTCCAGTTTGGCGTTGGGAGTTGAGGCTAGCATATGTGAGGTCAATATCCGAGTAGATATACCGGTGAGATCCGAAATGATCACTATCTAGTTATACGATTAAAGTATAATATTTTTGTTTTTAGCAACCCTAGAAGCTTAGTTTTATATGTGCTCGTATAAACGATAGCAGAATCGCGTAGCAATCACTATCCTTTGGTAGTCTCGATTACTCAACATAGAAAATGATAGTAATCTAGTAGTTATGTATAACTGAATTCGAATACAAATCGATCTTGAAATGTATTTCGGAACAAATGCACTGTTACGTGTGCTTTTAGAACACGACTGGTTGGCTCGCCAGAGTAGAGCTTTTAACACACGACGAACTACAACTATAAGATATTACGACATGGCAGCTTTTTCAAAATTCGAACATATCTATGGTGCTACGATATATTTTGTATCGTATAATCAACATGGTGTTTTGTTCCAATTGGAACAAGGTAAGTTTGTTTTACCAAGTTGTAAAACTGCTTACAATCATGAAGTTGTAGCAAGAAACTATGCAAATAATGTCGGTTTTACTGACTTATTTTACATAGCATCGCGTAGTTTCGATGGAAAAATGATTCACGTATATTATTGTGACATTAGTGATGAATACTTGAATACAGTACGTATTCATGTAAGTGAAAATAAAAACTTACCATATGATTATGTCACGTATGATATTATCAAATCCATTGAAAATGATATGAGTCCACAAGTTAATGAAGATAAGTGGATCAAGGACGATTGGGTTAGCATACCTGTATTTAAAGAATGGTATGTAAAACATCGACCAGGCGAACAACACAAGAAATTGAAATCAATGCTTGACATTTTAAGTGATGATTGGAAATCAACCTATTGCCGAAATTCACATGATAATTTTCGGTGGTTAATAAAAGTATTTCTATTTCATAATATATCTTCTGATATATTACGTTATAGAACTTATAACGAACGTCGCCAAATGAATCAAGAAAAATACAATCGATTTCGTAACGATAATATTAGTGGAGATGATTTTCTTCCACAAGTATTTGAAAATGTTACAGGCCGAGCAATAACAACTATGCTCGAATCACCACAAGTTATGACTACTTTGACTAAAGTTACTTGTGCTGCTGATGCTATTACTGATTTATCAACAAATGCATCACATACAATGGATGAACTGAAAACAACTTTTGACGGTATTATGAAAAGATGTTACGAAAAAGTTGAAGGACTTTCATCGTCTTTTGATACAATGACTAGTATTACTAGTATTTTACGATTAATTGTATCAACTTTCAGTTATTTTGCACTTTTATCTCAAAAGTGCATGCACAATGCAGCTAATATAATTGCATGTACTGTTCTCTATTTAAATGGTATCGTACCATCTACTTTGGATTTATCTATCCTTGAAAAGATAAAGTCAAACCTGATTCTAAACGTTAAAGGGGTTATTGAACAGATACATCAAGGTGTAAAGCGTCGATTTACGTCGAGCAATACTGAAAGTACAGAAGAATTTATACCACAAGCCAATGAAGGAACACATTATCGAGGCTTAGTTACGACATTATTTTCTTTAATGAAAACATCTTTTTGTTCTTTTTACAAAGAAGTTGATTTTCGTAGTTGGGAATTGGATGTCAAAACACTTGATAATCACATGAAAATCAGTCGACATATATTTGGAAGCAAATCGTTGATTGACGTGTGCATGAGTGCATTAAATTGTATTATCGATTGTGCTAGTTCGTTTCTCAAAAATAAAGTTGGGTATACACCAACATTTATTAGTGACGAATTGGGTAAAACTTTTGATAATTATTTACAATTTAAACGTGGTAATTGGAAAGAAACAGCACGACACGATTCCGATATAGCTAACAAGTTAACAACTTTACATCGCGATTTGTATGAGAAAATAGCAAAATTGCGAAACGAAATGTTGGCTGATGAATTTGATAAAAGTTCACGCGAATCTTTAAAAGTAAAGATTATGTTGCAATATTTGAACGAAATGTCAAAAGAAGTAACTAAAGTGTATGAAACTTTGCCACCACATCTGAAGATTGCTGGTAAGACAAAAGGACGAGATAAGCCTTTTTTCATACATATCTTTGGAAAGCCACGAATCGGAAAAACATCTTCGATACAGCCTATGATTATAGCAGAAGTATTACGCGAATTAAACTTAGTATCTAAATATGAAAGTGAAGATACTACTACTTTTGCTAGAAATCCTGATAGTGAATATTGGGATGGTTATCATAATCAGCTTGTTGTTACTTATAATGATGCATTTCAAGTAAATGCTAATAAAGAAACAATTATGAGTATGATTAATGAATTAACACAAGTTGTTGATGACAATGTGTTAACATTAAACATGGCTGACGTTGCTGATAAAGGTCAATTTTATTTTAATTCGCCTATCGTTGTAATGAATAGTCAAGACAATATTTGTCAAAAATTCATTGCAGATAAGTGTTGGTCTAACGGTGATCATTTATATAATCGGCGAAACATTGTTTTTGAACTAATGTTAAATCCGAAATATGCGAAACAAAATGAACCTGGCATTGATATGCGTCTATTTGAACAAAGTAGACTTAATGGTGAAGATCAAATTGGACCTTTTCCAGCAGATGCATATTTGTTTCAATTCTATAGTCCAAATGATCGTAGTCGAAGCACTATCCAATTATTTGACCGACATGGTAATGAACTTGGCAAAAATGGTTGTGTTAATTTTGTCGAAGGAATGACATATATCATTTCTCAAGCTCGTAGGCATTTTCGACAACACAATGATTTCAAAGAAGCACAAGCTGCTTTTTTAGCAAATCGTTTCAAGAAACCATTAACACAAGAAGGTGAATTGTGGCGACCACAAGGACGTGAAGAAGTGACTGTTTTCTATAGTTGTGACGGTGAAGAAGGAAATGTTACAATTGGTGAAGAAGACCCTGAAATTGCTGAATTTTTGGAAATTGTCAACAGGCGATTACCAGATTGTCAATGTCGACAAATTTATAGCGATGCTATAGAACAAGGATTCGGTATGGATGATCCACTAATTGGTATTTTCTTACAACGACAAGGTGAACATGTGTGCGTAACTAGTTATAATGAATTAGTAAATCGCACTCGATTTAGTTTGCCCAGTATGGTACGTATGAATAAGATCCAACAATTTATTGCTAAATTACCTACATGGAAAAAGAATTTAAGTAATTTATGGAATAATCATAAAGGAAAGATCTTATTAGGTGTATTAGGTGCTATTACTGTCGTTTTAGGCTTATCAACATATTTTGTAATGAGTCGTCAAGATGAAGAGGAAGCAGATGACGATTATGAAATAGAGAGTATGGAACAATTAAAAGCCAAACAAGTAAGATTTCATCAATTAGTACGACCGAAACAACAATCAATGGAAGCACTCAAAAAAACAACAAAATATGTACAATTAATGCGACCACAACCACAACACAATGAAAAGAATGAACAATTAGAGCGTAGTTTGTACAATCAATATGCTATTGTTAAATATTACCTACAATCACGTAGCGATAAAGATTTACGTGTAGAAATAGATAGTATGGTACATAACTGGCTCTGTGTTGGTGGTAATTTATTCGTAATTCCAAATCATTATGCAGTAAGGATTACGCAAATACGTGACTTATTGGTTGATATTGATTTAATTGCTGAATTCAGTTGGTCTAATATCAAGAAACAAACAACATTAGTTGATTTGTCATATATGCATTTTATTAAGCCTGAAGAAGTAGGTTTGTCATATATGAATGATATTAGTTTTGTACACGTTAAAGGTTTACCAGTTTCTGCAAGTTATGTCAATGACTTTGTCAGTATAAAAGATAAACCTTTGTTGGACATGGCTGTATTGACGGGATTTAATTACTGTGGTCAATATAAAACACGAGTATTACCTGGCACTAGATTGATAACTGCACCGATGAGTTATGATCTAGAAGGTACTTCGCCATTGATAATGGCTATGGAACCATGTTTACGTGAATTACCAAAGACCGTAACTTTCCACATACCTAGTCATTATAGATATAGCGCACTAACTAAAGCTGGAGATTGTGGTCAAGTATTAATGCATTGTGATGACAAATTACATGCAAAAATTCTTGGTATACATGTTGCTGGTAATGGAAATGCAGGAATGGCAGTACCAGTTTATCGTGAAGATTTATATGCTGTTATTGATTATCTTGAAAAGAAGAAAATTTATAACACGACGGTATGTCAAGCGAATGAATTATATCGACCGATGAACTCTGAAAAGGAACAAAGATACACGGATTTTGGATTTAACGTATTAGGAATGACTAGTGAAATGACTGACATGGAAGGACGTAGCAGAAATATTCGATTAACGTTACCAAAGAAAGACGTTATG